GTTAAAACATTACCTGCAATATCAAGTTTACTAATCTTTTCAATTTCTTTCTTGATAGAAACTGTTACTGAAACGTTATGTGTATTTTGTCCATCTCTATGCCCAGCTCTAACCCATTCAACATTAAATTTAGAAACTCTATCTAATAATTGCATAGGTGATTCAAATCTAAATATTGAACCTTCTGGAGCTTTAACTGGTAATGAAATTACAGCTTGTTCTTTAGGTTTAAAATATTCATCTTCGATAAGTTCTGGATGATAAATTGAGAGATATGAATAAATAGCTTCATTCTTACCCACTCTAATTCTTCTTATGTAATAATCATTATGCCATGCATGTATACCAGATGCAGTACCTAAAACCAATGAGCTTGTACCTGAAGGTTTGACTGTGGTAGTTCTAGCAGCCTTATTAATCCCGATTAATTTAGCAGTTCTAGCATTCTCCTGTTTAACTACTTTAGCCGCAGCCACAAGGTCATATTTAAGTACTTCACCTGAACCAATCCCAGTCATACCAACACCAATAAGTGCATCTTTTTCAGTGGTTCTTTTCCAAATATCACGTAGATAATGAAAATTTGTATAACCAGCTTGAAGTGTTCCTATAAATGCCGCAGCTTTGCTTCTATCATTAAGGTCTTCTTGCGAAGAAATATCTGAAACATTAACCTCACAAAGATTACAGAATTGATAAGGTCTTAAACCAATTTCACAATTATGTGCTAATACGTCATTAGCGTAGAAGTTATGATTATCTTCAACTTCAATATCATAAACATCATGAGTTGTTTCTAAGTATTCTACATGTTTTAATTTTCCCATTTTATATTACTTTAAATTTTTTTAGTGTCTCTAACGATATTCCTTTATTTTTAGGGATGATGTTATCAACTTTAGCTTGTTTTGTTATTTTTTCAATCTCCATGAGATAGTTCTCAAAACTAATCTCATATGTACTCAGTATCTTGTTGATATATGTTACTAACTGATTCTTATAGGATGTACCACTTTCATGTTTACCATAGCCAGCAACGTTACTATACAACCAACTTCTTTTGCAATCACCTGAGCAGAATTCTTTATTAGTGTTCTTTCTTTTCTTAAAAGAACTTTCACAGTTCTTGCAGGTAATTTCACAGACGGGGTTAATCTTATCAGTGTATTCCTTACGTTTGAGCGATACCACTTGTCTTTTGTTCAGTCCTTCTTCACTATTCCAATACTCATTCTGAACCTCAGACATCATCTTCAAATATTCAATATTCCTACACCTATCCTTTGCTTTTTTAGAAATCAAATTCTTGGTGGTATCTGAATGTTTAAGATTATACATCGGATTATTCTTGCCACTGACATCAGATATATTGTCATATTGTTCTACCGATGTCCGTACCCATTCGTTTATCTCATTCTCCAATGAATACTTTTTAATTGTACTCATCTGCTTCCAGACAACACTGTAATCAATTCCTAACCCATCAAAATAATTCTTGTAAGTCTTGAGATAGGTTAACGCTGTCGTCTTATCATCAAGCCCCTTAACTTCTACAATTGTTTTAATATTACTGTAATTTGAATTATAAATGAAGAAATCTGGTTTGTATTTAACACCATTAACTTCATAAGTAATTACCTCCAACAAATATGGTATTCTATCATAATCCAACTTTCTAGCATAAATAAATTCTGCCTTACTCCTTAAAAATACATACTTACCATCCCATGTTGTATGATATCCAATGTATCCTCGATTGTTACCATTACCCTTTTTAACCTTTCCACCTATTCCCATATAATTATCATTTATTATAAATATACGGGATAGGGTTAAAAGTTAGCAATTCTGTTGTTTAACACTAAAATAGATTTGGATATTATCATTTTCATCCAAATCCTTAGCCTCAATCCAACCTCTGTTTGTCGTGTAAAACTTATGGTCATCAGTGCTGGTCACAGTATACTCAACACCATCTTCCTCGATGGTCAGTTTTAAAACTTTAGCATCTTTCTTAGTTAATAACCCAGCAACTACGGTTTTCAACTCTATTTTATTAGCCTCTTCGTTGAAGGTTTCCACCTTGCAAACACCACCGTTTTCAACAAGTTCAACTATTTCCCTTATGGTTTTCTTACCGTCTTCACAACGAATTTCTGTATCACCGATAAGGCAACAAGGGTTAGTTCCCCAATCTTTATCATTTGAGAAATAAACACCAGGTTCACCAGCGTTGCTATCTTCAATCTTTTTCCACAATTGAATAAATTCTTCTTGTTTAATCTTATGTCTTAATATTACTGCTGAGTTATTAGCACGACCTCTTTGTGGATTTAACTCCCACCAAGCACCTGATTTAGCTGAAAGCATATCTTCATCATCTAAAGAAAATAATGAAATTAGTGCCGCTCTACGAATACCGCCAGTCAAAACTGCATCAGCGATAAAACAAACTATATCATGAACTTCTATTGGTTCTAATTTTGAACCATCTTCTTTCGCATCCAATATCTTTTTGATATGGTGAATACAATCCTTAAGTGGTTGAGGACCTGGTGCTTTACCACCGCTTGTTATTAAGGCTGCACCTTTTTGACGAATATCAGAATAATCAAAATCTGGTGTTGAAAGACCTTCAAAATAACATCTCATGAGGTTTTTTATCGCATCAGCCCATCCTTCAATAGAATCACCAATAAGGTATCTCCTACTTCTAGTAGGATTTGGTTTTCTGATTTCTGGAAGTTGCTCAACATGATGTCTTTGAACTGAGAATCCTACTCCAGTACCGCCCAATAGAAGAAACATAGTTTCACTAAATGCTCTCCAATCATCAATTGGTAAATAAGCACAATTACCAGTAACAATACCACCACCCAAGACAAAACTTCTATCATCTTCAACTTCTAAACACCAAACAGATTCCATCATAAAAGTATTTTTAATTTCACTAGCACTCCAAGATGTATTAGGTCTACTACCAATATGATTTGTAATACTATATTTATATGTTTCTGGTCTTTCACCATAATTAGTGACTTGACCAGTTAAATCATCTTTATTTGTAATGTAATAACCACAAACGTCTAAATATTTTTCTAAGAATATTTGATGTTCATAATCAGATGATTGAATTTGTTTATATTTAGATAATGTGTTATTCTCATACCAATCAGGATTTTTATATGCATCAGCTGATAAATATCCATCCATAAAAGCTTTTATCATATCTAATCCATCAATTTCAATTGATGGAGCAGTTTTTAGATATTTTCCAGTATAAACCATTATATCACCTTCTAAACTATTTGATTCGGAACTTTCAAAACCCATTTCCTTAAATCTATAAAGAAATTTTAATGAATCGTCCCCACATAATCTAACCATGCTATATTTTGGTTCGCCATTCTTTTTCAAGATAGTACCATCACCAAAAACATAACCATAACACCAATAAAGTCTCTCCATTGGGGTTGCTGAATCATAATCAAAGTTTTTATTTTTTTGAGTTGGTAATAAAGGTTCATTTATATTTAAATCGGTAGTTTCAGTTCCATTAAATAATAACCATCTATGATTACTAGTTGCTCTAATTACTTTGGTACTTTTTCCACGTTTAAATGTTATTTTATTTAATTGTTGGTTGCCATAATTTTTAACTATGGCTTTTTTAAAAGACCCTGTATGTGTTAAAACAGTAACTTCATCACCATGGTTAAAATCTTTAAAAGATTTTAACCCATTAGCTGTAATAAACTCTGTTTCACGACCAAAACAGTTATATATTCTATTAGGGCTGATTTCAATTGGTTTACCACCAAATTGAAGGGACCTCATTGAAGGTAATACCTTCTTATCGTACACATACTCATATGCTTCCTCAATCTCTTGCACCAAATTTGGATATTTCCTTTGGTGCATTTCTTTATTACGTGTTACTAATTCTTGCCACGTTTCTCGTCTGTTAACATTCGGAGTATATTTAGCGTACTTCATATGTACGGTTATATCCGAAAGAATTTTTGTTGATAAATCCATTTTGTTTGTATTATTGTTTAATTATTTGGTGATGAAACATTGTTTTGGTCGCCAGTATTATTAAGCAATTTTTTTAAATCTTGCTGATGTTGAAGTGCTTTTGCAGCACGTAAAACATTTGAAGTTTCTTGTTCTTTCTTGTATTCGCCTTGAGTCTTACCAACCGTTGCTGCCGACATATCTATTTGAATTCTTGCGTTATCAAATACAATGTTGTCGAAGATGATACCATCCTTGCCAAATCTAGATTTAAGAATTGCCATATTGGCAGTTCCATTCTCTTTTTGTTCAAGGGTTTTTGCTATTGATACTACGAAGTGCCCTATTTGACCTTTTTTGATTGACCCACCCATTTGGTCTGATTGGACTACAGCTGCTGAAATTGAACTTCTATTACCTTGAACCGCTGTCCATCCAGCAATATTATATTCAGATAACATTGTTTCAAATTGTCTCATAACTTGTCCTTCACCAGCGTAAGTGTCTTCAAACAATCTTGAAGGTTGTACACAATCGATGTAATCCAATAAAATAATATCTGGTTTTACTCCTTGCGCTATCAACTTTTTTACATATTGCTTAATGATAGGTATGGTTGTACCATCACTTGGGAACTTCTTGAGAATCAAGACTCCCTTTTCACTTGATTTCTTTTCAGCTAATACCGTTAATTCCTCTTTATGAAGAGATAAATCGTTTAAGGCATATTTAGACCAACACGCTAAGTGTTTTCTCTGAATAACCTTAGGCATATCCTCAAAGAATATTTGTAAAACATTTTTTCCTAAATCTTTTGCTGTGTTAGCAATTTTGGTTATCATCGTTGTTTTACCCACACCGAATGGTGCTAATATGATACCTAATTCACTTGGTGCCAGCCCACCGTCCATGACTTCATCAAGACCATTAATACCTGTAGGTATTGGCTTTCTAAAATCATCTAATAATACTGATTCAATATTATCAAAAACACTTATTCCTGTATCCTTGTTATCGCCGTATTCTAAGGCTTTTTTAAGGATTTCTTCACATTCTTCATATCTATCAAAATCACCTTTATCAATTATTGATTGAATTTCTTTAATAGATTTCTGTAACTCTTGTTGTTTACAAAAACGCATACCCTTATCCTGAACTTCAAGTCCATCATTAAGATTAGCATCTTCAACTGTTTTTAATTGAGCTAAAGTATATTTTAAATCATATTCATCTTTAATCTTATCTAACAATCTAAACCTCAAACTACCCATATCTGGTATGATATTATGGTCATTATAAGCGTCTATAATGGTTGAAACCATAAACTTGTGACTCTTATCTTGAAAGTAGTTTGGGTCCAGAATGTCAATAATTGATTCAGCAAATCTAGTATCTACGAGAAGTTGGGCTACCAATCTTACTTGAAAATCTGCCCCTAAATATCCGAAACTATCTCTTTTTACTTTTGCCATTTTTGTTGTTAACTTTTAAAACCTTGTATTTTTATAAATATCCTTAAAGTACCACTTCGGCATACTTATTTGTATATTTTTTTTGACTTAACGTATCCTTGATTTCAGTAATGATTTTAGGGATTATGTCTTTAATGTCAACTTGGTACCTCACTTGCTGAGGAAAATGATTTGCCGAGAAAAAGCTCTTTGCAACAACATTTTTGTCAATTTTAATTTCAAATTCAAAAATATCTTCTTTTTCGAAGTTGTTTTTGTACGTTTCATGCTTTGGCTGATATGGGTTGTAGTTCTTCCATAGGTGCTCAAGAGCTTTCTTTTTTAGACTTTTTGGTATAATTCCGAAAGACCCAAAGTCCCCATTATTCATACCTACTAGTCTATCCATAAGCTCCTTGATTTCAAGCGAGTTTATAGATTTTTCGTTAAAGTCACGGATACTAAAGTATCTCTGACAGATGATGTGTTTGTTAATGTACAACACAAATTCGAACCTTTGTTCTTCGATTTTTTTGTTAATTACTGTGCTCATAGCGTGTTTTGTTTTAGTTCTCTTTCGATTAACTGTTTAAAGGGTATTAAATAATCTGGATATCTATTAGACCCAATTACTCTGTCTATACCATCAATTTTCATACGGGTATAAACATTCTTAACTCCTCTATCTTCAACTTCAAATTCACCTTCCATTAAGGAGTTTAAATCTTCAATTGACTTTGGAGTCATCATTGGATTTTTTAAATTCACCAGTTTGTGATTTATTTCATAAAGCTTATCACCTTGAATTCCGTCTGTTGTACCATTCATGATATTATCTAACGATTTTAATCTTGGTTTCTTGGCTAAAAGTCTTTCATTTTGTAATTCACCTGCTCGTTTAATTATTTCATCAAGAGTGACTTGTCGTTCTGTTAATTCAGGGAATAAAGATAAAAGAGTTGGCTCTTTAACACCTTTAACACCTTTGATACAGTCACTACTATCACCTATTATGGTTTTAACCAAACCAGCGTTTAAATAATGATGACAAAAATACGAAAAATAGTTGGTATTGTCAACATAAGCTCGCAAATCACAAAAATAAATCTTAACTCCATCCGTGATTAATTGACACATGTCTCTATCAGTGGTACAAATTGTAATTTTTTCATTTTCAGTCTTATTTTTACAATAAAATGCAATAAAATCATCACTTTCAACCACTTCATCTTGAAGTTGTCTAATAAAAAGATTATCCAAGTAGTTACCAATCATTTTCTTTTGCCTTACCTCAGATTCATCCACTGGATGAGTTCCATTAATAAAGTCTTTGTTACGGTCACCTTTGTAATCGTTGTAAATATTATATCGTAATTGTCCGCTTAGTTTACCATCCCAGAATACATAAACTCTGTGGTATAAATCTTCAGTTAAGAGCTTTCGTAGAATTGTAAGAAATTGATAAATTCCTCCAATATGCTCCCCTCGGTGGTTATATTCGTCCTTGGCCCCGAAAAAACCAAATTTAAAAAGGGCATTTCCATCGACCAAGAGCGTATTTATAACCTTAACTTTCTGTTCACCGTTTTTTGGTGGTCTCTTATTCAAGTTGCTTGAATTTACTAATTAAAAAATTGTTTCTAGTTCACTTCTTCTTCAGGAGCTGTTGTACCTTCAAAAACGAAATCGTCAAATTCAGTATTTAATTTCTCCTTAATAAAATCTTTGTGTTTTTCTTTGTATTCATCAATCTTATCTGGATTCCAATATCCATGTGGTGTTGATGAAATCACCCCTTTTAATTCAATACCATTAACTTGATTCTTTTCACATCTTAATCTAGTAGTTACACCAAATTGATATTCCTCACCTTTATAAGTTGCTTTAAGTTTCTCTGTACTATGAGTTAATATACCACCGAAATGGAATATCATTCTTGGCGCATAGAAAAATGCCTCACCGCCAGCATGTTTAATAACCTTATTTTCATTATCTAACCAAATTTGTTGAACAATAGCAAAAGTTGTTGTATATTGACTATCTTCTCTTCTTGAAGATGGAATACGAAAATTAATCAATGATTTGAAACAAGTTTTTAATGCGCCAGCTGTCCATTGATTATTACTTGTCTTAGATGTAGCACCTTTGAAACAGTTCATAGAACCAACTGAATCCCATAAGAATACAATATCTCTAGGTAAAGCACCTTCTTGTTGCTTATCTAATAAATAATGCATGTAAGTTGATATGTCTTCTACTACTGGTTCGTAACGCAACGCTTTTGTTCCCATTTTACTATGTTGATGGTCATAATTTTGATACTTTTTCAATAAATCAGACCCTTGTAAGAAAATGAAATCTCCTTTATAGTTAATAACTTCTCCTGTATCTGGGTCAGCAATTTCTTCATATTCAACACCAATATTCCTAGCATGTTCCCAATTCCAGTTACCTTCAGTTTCAAAAATAACTGGTAATGCACCTATTTGTTGACAACCAACAACTGCTTCATAAATTGCTGTTGATTTACCAGTATTGGAGAACCCTCTAAAACTAGTGAAATAACCCATTGGTATACCTGGAACCTTTACGGCTTCATGAAATGCTGGTGATAATGGTATCCATTGTAGTTCTTTATCTTTAATTGTGTAATCTAATCCTTCTTCGGATTTAAATGAATCGATATCGAATTCCTTTTTAGGAATCATTTTTTTTTCTGGTTTCTTTGCCATAATTTGATTTTTTAATATTAGTAGTGGATAAAATAGAAATGGGTAGCATTAGATACTACCCATTTTTATTTTAAGGGTTGGTTTAAAATGGAAGGTCATCGCCATCATTTTCACTTACTTCAGACTCTGTAATAGTTGGAGTTGCTTGTGGTGTTGATGTAGCCGCTGTTACGTTAGATTTAACGTTTGCGACACCTAAAGTTAATTCAGCATCCAATGGAGTTGTTTCAACCTTAGCTGTTAATGAATTCTTATCTACAATTTTCTTAAGTTCCTTAGACCATACTGGAGTACCACCT